TCCGTATAAATATTTAATATTGATTACGGAGATTTATGGCACAATTATTTGGTTTTGAGATTACTAAAGCCAACAAGCAGGAAGGACAGAACGAACCAAGTTTTGTTCTTCCTGACCTTGATGATGGCGCAACTACTTCCGCTGGTTTCTACAGCGAATTCCTAGACATAGAAGGTCAGACTAAAAATGAGTATGATCTTATAAAACGATATCGTTCTACGGCTGAACATCCAGAATGTGATTTCGCAATAGAGGATATTATCAACGAAGCAGTCAATACTGAAGAGTTGAAACAACCAGTAGCTATTGTTACTGACAACCTACCATATTCTTCAAAGGTCAAAACTAGAGTCAAACAAGAATTTCAACAAGTGCTCCGCCTTTTGGATTTTAGTAATAAAGCACATGATATTTTCAGACGATGGTATATTGACGGCAGGCTACATTACCATAAAATAATAGACGAATCTGATCCAAAAAAAGGAATACAAGAATTAAGATATGTAGATTCATTAAAAATAAAAAGAGTAAAAAAAGTAGATAAAACAATAACAGCAAAAGGATCGCCTACCGTAAAAGTAATAGAAGAATATTTTCTGTACAATGAAAAAGGAATGAACAATACTCAGGGCGGAGCACTGCAAATTACTGCTGATGCAGTTTCATTCTGTCCTTCTGGAATGTATGACCCTACACGAAATCTAGTCTTATCTTTCCTCCACAAAGCAATCAAACCAGTAAACCAACTCAGAATGATTGAGGATGCAGTTGTGATCTACAGGATTGCAAGAGCTCCAGAACGAAGAATTTTCTATATTGATGTTGGAAATCTACCAAAAGTTAAAGCAGAACAGTATCTCAAAGATGTAATGAATCGTTACCGAAACAAGTTGGTGTACAACTCAGCAACTGGAGAGATTCGGGATGATCGTAGTCAGATGAGTATGCTTGAAGATTTCTGGCTTCCGCGAAGAGAGGGTGGGAGAGGTACTGAAATTTCCACTTTGCCGGGTGGTCAAAATCTTGGTGAAGTAGAGGATATTCTTTATTTTCAAAGGAAATTGTACAGGTCTTTGAATATCCCTGTAAGTAGATTAGAAGGTGAGCAGGGTTTCAGTCTGGGTCGAGGATCAGAAATTACAAGGGATGAGGTCAAATTCACTAAATTCATCCAAAAAATCCGAATGAAGTTTAACATTCTCTTCAATGATGTACTTAAAACACAATTATTACTAAAAGGTGTCATTGGTGAGGGTGATTGGAAGCAAATACGAGACAATCTATCATATAATTACACAAAAGATGGGCATTATGCAGAGATGCGAGACATGGATCTGCTTAATGACCGTTTAAATTTACTAAATATGATGGAACCCTATATCGGCCAATGGTTTTCTAAGGAATATGTTCAGAAACACGTTTTCCGTATGTCAGAAGATGACATAGAGAAAATGCAAGAACAAATCGAAAAGGAATCGGAAGAAGGGGAAACAGGTGAGGTTCCTGGCTTTGATCCACAACAGCCTCCACCTGAAGAAGAGCCTCCACCAGAAGAAGTACCCCCTCAACAAGTACCACCAGAGGAACTTCCACCAGAGGAGGAAGAAGAATTTCAAATGATAACATAAGGAGATTAGATTATGGCACATATTCATGATATGGTAAACGCACTAGTTCAAGACAATAAAGTTGAGGCAGAGAGTGCATTCAAGGCAGACATGGCCACAAAGATTGGTTATGCTCTGGATCAAAAGCGAGTTGAGGTTGCAAATTCCTTAGTAAAACAGCACGTTCCTACTGTACCAGATGAAGAAGAAGTTTGAAGAGTTAAGGCAAGCAGTTGCTGAAAAAGACGAACACAAGAAGTCTAATGAGTATAAGAAACTCACTCCTAAGATGAAGAGTGCAGTTGATGCTTTGTTCAAGACTATGGAAGGAAACCCTGGCGATATGCTCAGTACATTTGACAAAACAGTAAAATCTATCGCCAAAAAATATAGTGTCAAAGATAAGGACATTATGAACTATTTCGATAAGGAAATGCTCACAATTTAGGAGAAAAAATGGTAAAATTAAAAGGTGCTGAAATTGCCCTATCTACAGCAAACAATGTTGGTAGTGCCAATGCTGTCCGTGTTTACAATAATACTAATGCTGATTCTTTACTTACAGTTGCTGGTTCAGGATCTCCGTATGCTGGAACCGTCACTCTTAGAACAGGACAGACTATAACTATTGCAAAACAACCAGCAGATACAATTGCATCGGGCACAGGTACGATGCGGGCAGTTGCAATTGCCTATCACTATTAAGAGGAAATATGAAATTAATCACAGAAATGTACGATGATTTTGAGGTTATACACGAAGGAGATGCCAAATCTACCAAGATCAAGGGGATTTTCATGCAAGCCGAGACCAAAAATAGAAATGGAAGAGTATATCCAATGGAAGTTTTGGGTAAAGAAGTCAGTAGGTACAATAAAGAACTAGTTGAGAAGAAACGAGCTTTCGGAGAACTAGGTCATCCAGATGGCCCAACGGTCAATTTGGATAGGGTTTCTCATTTAATTGAGGAATTATACCCAGATGGTAAGAATATCATCGGGAAAGCAAAGATTCTTGACACTCCCAATGGGAAGATCGTCAAGGAATTGCTAAATGCAGGTGCAAAACTTGGAGTCTCTAGTAGAGGAATGGGAACACTTGAAAAGAGGGAGAATACAAACTATGTCGGGAAAGATTTTTATCTTGCAACGGCAGGAGATATTGTTGCTGATCCTTCTGCACCAGAAGCGTTTGTGGAAGGAATTATGGAAGGTAAGGAATGGATTTGGGATAACGGAATCATTAAAGAGGCCGAAATTGCAAAGATTCATAGACTTGCATCCGCGAATAAACAGGCTAAGGCCTTTGAATCGTTCCTTTCAAAACTCTAATTTTATAAATATAATTAACAAATTTACTCAGGAGACTTAAAAATGTCTGAACAACTCGATAGAGAAATGGAAGAATTGGATGAGTTAGAAGAAGCTGATGCATCAACCGCTAAAAAGGATGATCATGGCGATGCAGTTACTAAACCAACTGATGGAAAAAAAGACTTAGCCAAGGGTGCCCCTAAGGCAACCGCACCAAAAACAAAACCTAGTGATGCTTCATCAAGCCCAGGTTCAGCACCTAAACTGAAATCAGAAATGGTTCAGGGATTAGCTGATCATATTAAAGGATTGAAGAAAGAAGAACTCGAAGCTCTTTACCAAAATACGTTAGTAGAAGAGGAAGAAGAGGAAGAAGAATCTGATGATGATGAAGAAGATGAAGCTGGAATTCCTAAAGGGAAGAAAAAGAATGGTAATGGTGATGCACCAGCACCAAAAGAAGAAAGTAAGAAAGTCAAAGAGTCAATCGAAGATAGAGTTGACTTAATTGATGTTTCTGATGATGTCACTGCTCTCGTAGACGGTGAAGAACTTTCCGAAGAATTTAAAAATAAAGCTGCGACAATTTTTGAGTCAGCAGTTAAAACAAAAGTCCGCTCAGAATTAGAGCGAATCCAAGAGCAAAATGATGTTATCATGGAAGATCTTGCAGAGAACACAATGGGTGATCTCGTTGAGAAAGTCGATGACTACATGAATTATGTCGTTGAGCAATGGATGGAAGATAATCAATTAGCCATTGAGCGTGGACTCAAAGGTGAGATTGCTGAAGACTTTATTGGTGGTATGAAACAGTTGTTTGAAGACCACTATATTGATGTTCCAGATGAGAAGTACGACATTCTGGAATCCAACCTTTCGCGTATCGAAGAGTTGGAAAATAAACTTAACAAACAGATGGAAGAAAATGTCCAGTTGAAAAAGCAAAAAGGTGAACTCGTAAAAGAGTCCTTGGTTGCTGATATTGCTGATGGGATGACTGATACTGAAACTGAGAAGTTCCAAAGTCTGGTTGAGGATGTAGAATTTTCTGATGAAGAGTCCTATAAGGGCAAACTTCAGACAATCAGAGAAAGCTATTTTGGATCTGGAGAAGTTGAAAACCAACAGGTTTTGACTGAAGAAGGGTCTGAAAACGAAACGCAAGAAGATGTATCTGATTCGATGGCACGTTATATGACTGCTATCTCTCAAGATAATACTCGAGCGAAAAAATAATCTGAATACTTTTTAAGGAGAATTTATGTATAATTCAGAAAATCTTCAAGAGAAGTGGCAACCAGTACTGAATCATCCCGATCTCCCAGAGATCTCTGATTCGTATAAGCGTGCGGTTACCTCTGTAATCTTGGAGAACCAAGAGCGAGAGCTCAAAGAACAGCGACAAATGTTATCAGAAGCCGATATGGCAACTGGTGCTGGTGTCGCAAATTGGGACCCAGTTCTGATTTCTTTAGTTCGTAGGTCAATGCCTAATTTGATGGCATATGATGTCTGCGGTGTTCAACCAATGACAGGCCCAACTGGACTCATTTTTGCAATGAGAGCAAAATATGATAACCAAGATGGTGCAGATGTAATGTGGAACGAAGTAGAAACTACACATTCAGCTGATGCTGGTGATGATATGACATCAACTGGTACAGCTGGTGTTGCTGGTGCAGTTGGTGGTTCACCTGCACTCGCACTCAATGGTGTAGGTCTATCCACAGCAGTTGGTGAAGATCTTGGTGCAAATGGTACAGTAAGTGGTACTGCTGGAGAAGATTTCCAACAAATGGCCTTCTCAATCGACAAAGTTACTGTTACAGCTAAGACACGTGCACTCAAAGGTGAGTATT